TTATTTATAATGATATTGAATCATTTGATATATCTAATATTCCTGACAATGATTTTTGGAGAAGGAATAGTAAAAAGTTTAGTGATATTGTAAAAGATACATATTACATTTTTAAAACAGGTGGAATAAATCCATATATGGAAAGCAAAGGAACTATTTTTCCTTATGTACAAAATAAAAAAACAGGAAAAGTTTTAACAGTTAGTTCAACTGCAACAGATCATTATCCTAGATTTGCTGTTCCAGGTTACGGACTTCGTATTCATAGAATTGCAGCGCAAGCTTTTATACCTAATCCTCGTAATTGTATTGATGTAGATCATGTCGATGGTAATATTTTAAACTATTGTTTAGATAATTTAAGATGGGTATCCAGATCAGAAAACATGAAAAAAGTTAATAAGAATGATCCAAAATATTTATTAAGACAAGAAAAACTCAAAAAATCAGGAAGTGGTTATTATTAAATGATAAGTAGATCAATAAAAGGTGTATGTTCAGAATTAGTTGCTGTAAAAGATTTTTTAAAGAAAGGTTATTATGTTGCTAGATCAATTGATCCGCAATGTCCGTTTGATATCGTTGTGGTTAACAAAAAAGGGAAAGCCACTTTACTTGATGTTAAGTCCGTATCTCGTCGTAAGACCCAAAGTTATAATTGTAAACGAGGAGATACAATTAATCGTTCTGTATCGAAAAGGCAAAAATCGATGGGCATTAAGATATATTACGCTGAAGGAAATTAGAAATTTTATTATTGGAATGATTATATTATCTTACATTGTTAGAGTATTTATATGAAACATAATCCTAAATTTATCTATCCTAAATCAACGAGATCCTCTGTGGATGGTCATCGTCACTATGATCTAGGGACCGCTAAACTTCCATCGGTTACAACTATTCTATCAGCTACACAGCCACCGGAGAAAATGAAAGCACTAGCCGAGTGGAGATTACGAGTGGGCGCGGATGAAGCAACGCGGATCGTGGATAGTTCTGCAACTCGTGGAACTGCCATGCACAGAATTATAGAAAGTTATTTGACAGGGCAATACCATTTAGATTTAACTGATGTAGGACGCAATGCGCATAACATGGCACAAACCATCATAGACAAAGGATTAGCCAATAAAATTACCGAATATTATGGCATAGAAGCTACCTTATATTATCCAGACCTATATGCAGGTGCTACAGATTTAATAGCTCAACACATTGGATGTGACAGTATTATTGATTTTAAACAAACTAATAAACCAAAGAAAAAAGAATGGATTGAAGATTATTTTATACAGATTGCAGCTTATGCAATGGCCCATGATTATGTATATGGAACTCAAATTGATAAATGTATTATCATGATGTGTGACCCTAACAATCTTTATCAAGAATTTGTCATTCGTGGGTATGAGATTAAAAACTATAAACACAAATTTTTAAGAAGACTTGATGAATATTACAATAAAATCAACAAGTTAACTGGGGTTGACAAAACCTAAAAAATGAACACAATGAAAGGATATAACCAATGAGCAGCTATAGGACTGCACCTTATCTAAAACAGATAAGTTTATAAATTTAACTTACATCGCAGGAGGACACGTGAATAATTTAAAACATTATGTACTGTATGGATCAATCGCTCTTCTTTGGGCCATTATTATCCTCTTTGTGGTATTTTCAGAACCCGCCTTTGGCTATTCTAATAACAAAGAATTTATACAATCCGTCAATAAATGCGCGGATTATTTAGAAAAAAACATTAAGAAAGAAGATAGAATACCAAGAAAATTACTACTAGCTCAAGCAGCTTTAGAATCTAATTATGGGCGCAGCAGATACGCTAAAGAGGGAAACAACTTAATGGGTATATATCAGTTTAAAAATTTACATACCGGCATGACCCCTGCCCAGAACCCAAATGCGAAGTTTAGAGTGGCTAAATTTAAGTCTAAATGCCATTCTGTAGACTATTATATAAATTTGCTTAATACGAAAGACTCATACAAATCATTTAGAAATGAGCGTGAATTACAGTCAAAACTACGTGTTAATGATGTAAACCGATATTTTAATCTATTGTATAACTATTCTACTAACCCAGAATATCCACAACTATTGAAAAGAACTTATAAAGAAATAACTGATATGGGTTTTTAATGTGGGGTTTTTAGGCCCCACACCGTTTGTTTACTCGTCTTCGTCTTCATCTTCGATATCATCGTCTAGATCTTCGTCTTCGTTACATTGACATTGATTATCCTCAAGCTCTATAACTTTATCTCTTAAAGTGTCTAGATCTTCTTGGATTCTATCCATGATATCTTCTATTGATTGTTTCTTTTTAGCCATGCTTAATTACCCCCTATCCGCGATTCGCTAATATCAGATCATTGTGGCATGACAAGGAGAAAGTGGTGCGTGGAACGTGGATCGTTGATTTATATAGCTTTTTTATATTTTGTCGCCACCACATAAGGGAGATTTTAGGGGGTATGAAAAAAAAATAATTCAAAAATAAATCCCGTGGCGGCGTGGCGTCGTGGCGTTTTGTTGTATACCAACGGTTCTAGCTGTTTTTGAAAAAAGACGCCGTGGCGAATCGTTGGTATTGGCTACTGTTCTCGTGGCGTTCTCATCATTTTGCTGGATTTTCATGTACTCCGCTACGCGACCCCTTTTTGCAAATTTTATTTGCATTAGGGGGGTAAAAACTCTACTTATGTAGAATGAGCATTAGCAAATACCCAAGAGTTAGAGTTCATTGGATTGATATACTTGGCGACACAAGCTGGGCGGATGAAGATGAGTTCCAAGAAATGAAATGCAGTACTTGTGTAAGTGAAGGACATCTATTCCATAAAGATGATAATACTATTACAACATTTGCTTCTTATGAAATAGAAAACGGAGAAATTATAAGTTATGGCGACAGAAACATTTATCCTATCGGAGTTATTAAGAAAATCGAGTATCTCTAGTTGTATTTACAGAACTTCTTTTGGCTGTGTATTATTATCTTCTTGTAAATGTTCTTCTTTGTTTGGTTCTTTAACCATTTCAAAATCAGCTTCTACTAATAAACCTTTGTGATCTTCTAATATTTGCTTCATCTTTAATTCTAATTCTTGTGGTGTTAAACTATCTAAAGTTCCATACTTAATAATTTTTTGATCTACATACAAACCTGCAGCTTTACCACGTGCTACTTCAGCATTGATTGCTGCACTCCATGCACCTTTGTTTTTAGATTCATCTCTTAATCTTGCAAGTTCTGTAATATGATTTTCAAAAGTAACTTCATATTTCTTTTGTACTTCTTCGCGTAATTCACCAATGTATTTTGCAACTAATGGATATTTATTTGCATTACGTAATTCTGCTGCAGTAGTTCTTGCTCTATCCGGTTCATAGCCAGCTTGTCTTGCAGCTTCTGTTCCGGTAATTCTACCTTCATTGTAAACAAGAAGTTCTGCAAACTTCATTTGTTTTTCTGTTAATTGTTTTGGTAAACCCATGTATTGACTTATAACGTATCTTTTAGTATAGGTCAATTGGGGTCGGCTTACGAGAAGATGTTTGATTATGCCTTCGGATACTGGGCCCCACTTAAAAAGGTGTTATGATTAATGGCAAAACATTAGCGATGGTACTAGATAAACTTTTGACAAAGTCAGAAGTTGCACAGAACGCACGCATACAAGTTCAAATGCCAAACGGAGATTTGCACGACATCACAGAAATAAAATTAATGGAAAACATGTTAATAGGTCCATTTGAAACTCACAGAATTGTATTAGTTACCGAACCACAAAAACATAAAATGTCTAAAGTTATACGCTCTTCACAGATAGTGTAGCTACGGTGAAACCAGAAACAAAATTTTGGAAAGAAGTTAAGAAAAATTTACCAGACATAGACTTCACAAGACTAGAATCTTGGGCGTCTTTTGGCGTTCCAGATCTATTATGTTATCACGATTCTTGTGGATTTTTTATGATTGAGCTGAAAGTTGCAAACGGTAACAAAGTTCATTTGTCACCGCACCAAAAACTGTTCCATATGACTCATCCAAAGCGATCATTTATCTTAGTAAAGGCCCACGCTCCTCGATCCGTGAAACTTTATGAAAGCTCCGCGGTCACCGAATCGGGGCTCTCGCTTGTGCGCTCGAAAGCTTGTGCGCTTGATGACTGGTTAGCTATCCGCGCTTGTTT